AAGATATGCAACTTCCTTTTCATTATTACAAACCTCTGGACCAAGATGATATGTCATCATCTGATCCCTGACAGCATAACATAATGCCATATAGACATCATGAGAACTAGCAGTTTCTGGACGTTTCCCTAAAGTGTAAAAGAGACGTTCCTTGATGCCATTATAAAGGTTGTTCAAATTAGGTGGTTTCCTCCATTTTCCCTTTCTTACCTATATTATACTTCTGTTCCAACATCCAGTCACCTTTATCTTTATATGGTAACACTTTGATTTGATTTAAGGGAGCTATATCCTGAATAGAATCTTCATTTACTACAGATACCAAACCCCAATCAGCTAAGAGACGAGTAATACGATTTCTTCTTTGAACATCATTCACAGTAAGATTTGCGTACTTACCATCCAAAGCAAAAAGTTCTTTAAAGTGAACGATATAATACTTTCCTTGCTTATGCAAGATATGACAGGACTGATAAAGCTTCTTCTCTTTCCGGGATGCTACACCAATTCTTGTTAGTGTTTCCCTTACCTTAAGAAAGTCATCAGGTTCATTTAGTTTGACCTCTACCATTTGGTCCTGAGACCAACTAACCTGAGGTTCAGAAGTGCGCGGAGTAATCATTTTTTACCACCAGTATCAAGTTTTTGTTTGATAAATTCAATTTGTTCATTAGATAAAATTTTCAGTGCTTGAGTTGCATTCTCATTATTATAACCATAATAACGTTTAACATACTCTAGGTCTGACACCTTATCTTTTCGGATCCAGGGAGAAAATCTCTTCTTTTTCCTCAAAGTATTTAGGTAAAAATTATATTGCATGTCCTTGTCTAGGAAATGATACCTATTCATCTCATTTGCAAATAATATGCCGTCAAGATGCCCAGACAAACATTTATTGACAATATAAGGAGGATAATCCCTTATTTCATGAGATAAATCCTCCTTATTAAAATTAATAGAGTTCAACCAATCTTTTAATTCCATTAGTTACCCTCCATAGTTTTATTACGTATTATAATGCAATTATTGCTGTAATCAGGAACAAATTCTATCACATCATCATGGTCCCAACATAACTCCTCATAAAGAGAATTAAGAGTAGCCATATCTTGCCACAAATCTTTAGGTTCAGTCATCTTCCAAAATCTCCAAATTAGCCAGATAAAGTTTAGCATAACACTTAGCCATCAATCTAGCATCATCTAATGTAAGATCGTCTATTACCCTACACACTTTTTCATACTCAAAACTTCTTTCCAAAGTTGTGAGTTCTATTTGATCTAATTGATCCATCATCATCCAGTATGATAAGGATCAATATCCTCAGCTAATGAATCAACATCTCTAATAAGATTGTTATACTTCTCCTTCGATTTAGCAAATTCTTGTTCTCCCTTGGTAGTATAGTGTAACACAATAGGATTGAAGAACTCCCTATGTTTCTCTTCTTTATAACCCATTGTCACATCTTGAACACCAAACAACCCACCCATTAACTCTAAACTACTAAAAATAGTCCATACTGCATACTGATCAACTATCCTTGGATTTGGAATAGGCATAAAGATTTCATTCTTCTTAAAGAGTTCCATCAATTCGGTCAAGTCATCCAACTTGTCAATTATATAATTATGAACATCATTATTAAGTAAGACTACACCAAGACAATACTTATAAACCTGAGACTTTCCACCCAAATCATATATCGCCTCATCAACCTTATCTAATTGTTCTCTTATCTTTACACCCCCACCAGTATTGGGATCAAACCTAAATCCAAACTCTTCCCTACCATATACATCATAATAACAATAAGTGTCAAAGATATATTGAACGTCCCCACACAAAAAAGTATCTGAATCAAGATATAAAATATTACACTTTTTCCTATAAAATGACTTAAGATTATACCATCTATGAATTGACCAAGCACTTAACATCTCATGATCAAAACCTTGGGTAAATGGCCTTAATCGTACAGAGTAGTCAGGCTTAAAATGATCGGGAACAAGATTAGGCTTGTCACAAAAAAAATAAACAGGTATTTTATTATTAAATTCCCGTAGGGATGATATACTATGATCAAGACGTTTGAATTCATGTTCATTAATATGGTCATGTTCACTCATCTTATATGAGTACATAACAATATTTTCAGACTTCTGATTGGTTCTCCAACGAAGTTTGTCTAATTTTTCACGTTGATTCATTAGTTAACTCCGTAATTCTACCAATTGTTTTAGTTGTAGAATATTCCTGCATTCTATCAAAGAAAATTAATTCGCCATCATAATAAGATTTGATCGTAGATTTTTCTTTCCAATCCGAACCTACTATGATTACATCAGGTTGCATGGTTTTTATCAACTCTTCAAATTCTGGTTCACTAGAAAAGAATACCACTTCATCAACTGACTTTAAATTTTCAAGAAGAAATTTTCTCTCTTCCTGATTATGTACAGGTCTACCACGACCCTTCTTTCCTCTTACACATTCATCAGTATCAATTCCTACACATACATCACCTAAACTCTTTGCATAATTTAAAAGTTCAAGATGTCCTCGATGAATAATATCAAAAGTCCCATTGACAAAAACTTTTTTCATCATTTGAACTCGCATTCAACCATAATTTCGGTAAGACATGCTAACAAATTTATTTCTTGATCGGCGACGAAAGAGCTCTGATACTGATACTTAGCAATAATGAGAACAGCAGCAGCAATACCAGGGCCGTCCATGGCGCCATAACAACCATCGTAAATACTCCGCAGAAGTAAAGTAGGATCATTGTCCAGGTTATCGACACACCATTTACGTACTTCCGGAAAGTTCTTTTCCTTGAGTTTTTTAAAGAGATCATTAGTCTTTACATCGGTAAAGGTCGCGAGGATCCCAGAATCTATTTTTCCTCCAACAGAATATCGTTGACACTCATTAAGGACTCTTCTCCAGTCAGGGAAGTGTTTGTTGATGAGTTCTGCGAGGACTTTCTTATCAGTTTGAATCCGTTCGGTGTCCAGGATCCCGTTAAGTCTCGTGAAGAATTGAGCGGCAATTTCTTGTTTTTGTTTTCCATTTATTGAAAAGTCAATGACCGCACAACGTGAATGGAGGGGCTGGATGATTTTGTTTTTGTAGTTGCAAGTGAAGATAAACCTACAATTTCCCACAAACTCTTCCGTAAAAGCTCGTAGACAAAGCTGTACATCAGGGGTAGTGTTGTCCGCCTCATCAATAATAATAACTTTGTGTTTGGCCTCACTCGAAAGGGAAACGGTAGAAGCGAAGTTTTTCGCGTTATTTCTGACAGTATCAAGGAATCGGCCCTCATCTGATCCGTTAATAACATAAACATCAACTCCTAATTCATTACACAAAGCTTTTGCAACTGTTGTCTTACCACATCCAGGTGGTCCAGAAAGTAAAAGATTGGGAACTTCGCCCTTATTTAGGAAGTCCTTAAATGTCTTCTTAATACTCTCAGGCAGGATACAATCATCAATGGTCTGTGGACGGTATTTCTCAGTCCAAACAAATTCATTTCTCATAATAAAATTTCAATTAGTCTCCTAACCTAGCTGATTCTTCATAGAATAAATCACCCTCATTACCAATCATCAATACCTTCCATTCATCATCTTTTTTCTGATAAACTTCAAGACATGATTCTTGAATAGGGGTGCCTGTGTTTGTTGTCCAAGTACGAACCCACCATTCCTTCTCACCATCATAAGTATATCCCCTTTCCTTTAATTGGGAAATAAGTGGATCTTCTTCTTCTGGTTTAGGAGGTGAAAAAACATTGAGAATAAAATTTACAATGTTAGTAAAGACCTTCTTAATTGTATCTAGGATGTTCATATCTTCTCCCTCAAATGAGAATGTAAATCTGAAACCAGTTCTTCATGTCTCATATACAATTTAACATAACCAAGAAGCATCTTCCTCAATCTCTTAATATCCTTAATATTATTAATCTGTCTAAACAAATTCGCGTATTGAAATTGTTTAGAAGGAGATGTTAATTTGATTGAGTCAGGATTTCTCATTAACCAAAAGTAGAATCTGGTTCTAATGCTATGTAGTATACAACATCATAATTTTGATTAGTAAATCGAGACAAAAGTTTAGATGACACCACCACATCATAAGTTCCGGGAATAATCTTTAAATTCTCTTCCTTAAAGTTGAAAACAAACTGAGAGTCTGTCTCACCAACTATAATAGAAAAATCATTTGAAGTATCATTCTTCTTATCCCTAGCAACAACCTTTACAACACCAGCTTCTCCAATAGCAGAAATATCAGGTAGTTGATATACAGATGCTGCCTTCTTTAATTTCTCTAATTGTTGACTTGTAAGAACAAAAGAAACATCCTCAGAAGGAAGAGTAATTTCTTTGTCTGGTGGAGACACAACAACAGAAGGTTCTGCAAAGAAATACTTAGACCTCATCTTACCTTCCTTAATCACCACATACTCATCATTAGTAAAATCTAACTCTGGGCTCTGGTGTAAAGAATGTCCTTGAAGAAATTGGTTTAAATCATATATACCAAAATCCTTAGGAAATTCCTCTGTAATAGTAGCTTCCGCTAGAATATTCTTCATAATAGAAATAGTTCTTAACTTATTACCACTCTTAAAGAGGATAGACTGATTAATAGAAGAAAAGTTCTTTAATAAATTAATAGTTGTATCAGAAAGTTTCATAACCACGGGTCGGAGTTTCATCGTTTGTGTTGCCACTGAAATAATATAAGAGTAGACAATAATGCATTGCCTTCAATATATCACGCTTTGCTTGTCCTTTCTTATCATAACGACTCAGATACTTGATTGCATTAGAACGGCAGAAGGATTCCGCATCACCAACAGATTGAATAAGATCAAGAGTCTGGACATTGTTGTTTCTAGAAGTATAATGCCCACTATACGTAGAGGCCACATAATCTTTAAGGTCCTGAATAGATTCTTCTTCTTTATATTTTCTAGTAGATCCATCTTCCAACTTAACTGGTGGTTTTGGTGGATAATGATAGGCATGAACATCATCTACCTTAGGAGGATTAACCACAATATGATCTTCCCCCATACCCCCTTGTAATCTAGTAGGTCCAATCCTTAAAGTATCAGGACCTCCACCAAAAGTAACTGGTGTACTAGAAAAACTAAATCCACCATCAACTCCATAATAAGGATTTCCAGTTATACTATATCCATCATCCTTCCAAAAATCTTTCCAATCCTTATCTGATTTAGCTTCAGTTACCTTACTATCCGTAAAATTATATTGTTTTGGATTAGGATTTTCAAAATCATCATAATCCTCAGGATATAGTCCAGGACCTTGATCGGAAATGTCAATCCCTGGAACTTTGCTTCCCTTTTCTTTATCACTCATAATTGGATACTCCTCATCAAGTGTTCCATTAATTTCATCATACAATAAACTCCATGCGTTAATCATAACATCAATCCCCCTCTTGGTCAACTGGAAGTTCAAAAGTAGCGTCTACTTTATCATAAAGCTCCAAGAAAGAATTAATGGTTTCATCATCAAATCTGTTTATACAAACTTTAATCGCTTTTGCCTTATCTCTCCAAATAGAATAAGCACGAATAATGTGCACCAATCTCCGAGTAGAGATGACTTCTTCAATTCCTCCATCATAAAATGTCTTTCTAATAATATCTGCCCAGTTACATAAGTGTTTACAGAAATCATCATCTTCAATACCCACAGATAGAGCATGTTTCGCCAATATTCTATACTCATAAGTACTAGATGGATATTGTTGTTCAAAGGTTACACAAAACCTTTCTAAAAATGCTTCATTCAGAACATTAGTTCCAATAAAATGTCCATCATCACTACCTCTACCTTTAGTATTGGCAGTAGCCATCACATTAAATCCTGAAGCAGGTTTTACAAACTTACCAATCTTTTTAAGAAATACACCCCCACCTTCAAGTATAGATTGTAGACAGAGTATCTTATTGGAAGCTAAGTCAACTTCATCTAGAAGGAGGATAGCTCCCCTTTCCAATGCCTCGACAACTGGACCATTATGCCATACAGTGTTGCCATCAACAAGACGGAACCCACCAATAAGGTCATCTTCGTCGGTTTCAATTGTGATGTTTACCCTAATTAACTCTCTATTTAGTTGGGCACAAGCTTGTTCCACCGAAAACGTTTTACCATTACCCGACAAACCCGTAATGAACGTAGGATAGAACAACCTAGATTGAATAATGGTCTTGATATCTTTAAAATTACCAAAGTGGACGAAGGTATCATCTTTTTCTGGGATAAGGTTATATTCTGATACAGGAAGAACAGATGGAGCAACATAAGAACGCTCAATCTCTTCTATGGTGGTCATGTCAACTTCTAAATTCCACTTACCACGACCAACCTTATACTTATTTAATCGTTTTGTTACTGTGCCATAAGAGATTCCATGAGAAGCACAATAACCACGAATATCAGCAGCTGTAAATTCTATACCAAAAGCTTCTCTGAGCTCATTAATGACTGAATCCAAAACCATTTAGATTTCTCAACTGAACCTAGTATAACAAAGAAAAGGGGATTTAATCTTCATTTGGGACACTTTTAATACTGTCTTCCCATTCTTTAAATGATGACTGACAATCAGGAGGTTCAGGATACTTATATCCTTTCATTTTCATCCATTTACTATGCAATGCACCCATCATCCATGACTGAGAAAGACTCTTGGGACCATTCTCTAAGAGTTCAAGCTCCATCTTATTAGAAGTATAACCCTTAAATTCTTCACGCCAATTGGAATCATCAAACGGTTTCTGTGTCATATCCCTTCCTTTTTTTCCAGTCTGAATACATCCCACCAAAAACCATACCCTCATTGGATTTTAGTTGTGCGCCCTCCAAAATTTCTTTTTGTCTTTTGGATAAGGTGACGTCCATAGTAAGATATTCTTTCTCCCAATTGGGAACTTCTTTAATCCATTCTGCTATCATTTCTGCTTCCTCCTAGGTACTTTAATTGTCCAAGAAGTAGATACTAAATCAACCATCTCAAACTCTTTCCTTGCCTTCTCTAGTCTGTTTAACTCTGCTTCACGTCCTGGTTCAGGTTGTATCTCACCATAACGTTTCTCAGACTTATCTAAGTACTCCAAAATAGCCTCATCAACCATTCCAAATAGAGTATCCCAAGTAAGAGTTAATCTAAGTTCATTAGCAAGATCTTCTATCTCACCTTCCGACATTTCTTCTCCAAGAAAAGATCCTCTTATCGCAACCAACTCACTAAGGTTGATTTCTATTTTAACGTCACTGTAAATTGCCATAATTAAGCCACCAATGAAATGAATTCGCCCAGAACTTTTTTATTTAGTTTTTTAGTCTTAAGAGATTTAGCAAATGCATTTTTAATCTGAGCTTTAGATGCATAAGGTGCCACCTCAAATTCAGGATCGTCATAAAGTCCTGAAGATAACATACCAAAATAGGAATGGTATCCTGTACCTTTGATAGTAACTGATTTTTGTTTACGAAATCTCTTAATTACAACCTCAGATGTATTAGGACAATATCTCTTAATAAAATATCCAAAATCTCTTCCAGCCAAAAGACGAATACCAATAAAATTCACATCAGGATACATCTGATTTAAATCCTTCAATAACACCTCCGTAAATGCCCAAAAGGGACTCTCAATTTTATAAACATGTCCGGTCTTCCTATTCCGTAAAAAAGAACGTCCAGGTCTCAGTATAGTGGGTCTTAACTCTATCTCATCTTCATACCTTCCACCACGATATTTGTATGCGGGAAGAGGATTTGCTTCTCCATCACTCAAAACAATACATTGCACTTTCTGAAGATTATTATCTTTCTTAAATTGAGGAATAATTTGATAAAGAGAAATTAGTGATTCATGTAGAGGAGTTCCTGAAAGATAAAATTCTGGAAGAACCATGTATGCTATTCTATAAGAAGGGTGATATCTATGACATATAGAAGCAGCTACCCTCCACAAATTGATCATATGGTTCTCTAAAGTGAATTTATTTACTTTACTACCCAACCAATTAAGAAGTTTAAAATCTTGACCAACCCTTATCAAATTTTCTTTCTTTTCCATATGAATGGAACACTTCACCGGATTCCCCTTATCATCAAACTCTGTTCTATTATATGCATTGGTGAAAGCATAAACTTCAAAAGGAATTTGAACTTTCTTACAGAACCAAATAAGATTATAGAGTTGTTTAATAGTATCCATCAAACAATCAGCCATTGAACCCGACCAATCCAATAAGAAAATCAATCCATGATTTTTACCATCTGGAACTATATTAACCTTACGAAATAAATCCTCATTATACTTATAACTATGAAGTTTAGAACAATCTAATACTCCAGTCTTGGATACACCTGTTCTCGCATAATCATTTGCTGACTTCTTACACTCAAACTCTTTAACCAAATAATTAACTTCTTTCTGAGCCGCTCTCTTAAATTTCTGATATTCTCTATCTACCACATCAGCATCACATCCACCTTTAAACTGTTGATCAAAAAAATCATTTAACTTCTCATGAATACTATGATTAGAAACAATAACACTATCCAGATTAACCTCTGGAACCTCACAATAGATATTTTCTAAATGATCTACAGGATCATTTAATTCTTGAAGATTCTCATTTAAAGCATTATCAGTCTTAACCTCAGGTTCTTTCTCTTCCTTTTCTTTACCATCATCAAAAAATTCCTTATCAAAAGTATCACCTTCTTCATCATCAGGTTCCATAACTTTAGACTCAACTTTCTCCTCCTCTTCAGTCTGAAGGGGATTTTTACAATATTCATGAAGAATTTCAGCAACCCTTAAAGTATCATCAAAAGTTTCACATTCTTCTACTAAACTGATAATCTGTTTTTCACGAGGCGAAAAATCCAAATCAACGAAGTGACCCACCTTAAAATATAAATTAGCCCTGTCAGCAAGATTAAAGGTATCAATATCTTCATTAACAATATCAAAGAAATCATCATCATTTAACTCTTTGTATCCTTGGTAAAAAGTTTTTGCAAGTCCTGGATATTTCCTCTTCATCAACTTCTCAATTCTAGCATCCTCCACCACATTAACAAACTGTTTAGGAAGATCGACCTTTAATGTCCAATCTTCATTAGGAGTGAATAAAGCATGAGAACATTCATGAGCCACCAATACATCATAAACTGTATTAGATGCTAGTTTCCATAAAGGAAGACTCAATACTCTAGTGTGTACATTAAAAGCAGCAGTTTTTACATCTCTGTGCTCTACTATAAAATTTTCAGTAGCGAGTAGTTTTGCCAATTGAGTTTTAATATCATGATTGACAGTCATACTGTGTTCTAAACTTCTCCTATAATACACCAAAACCCAGACTTATGCCTGGGTAGCGACCACTTTGCAAACCGATCCCCGCTTTTTAGGGCGGGGATACTGGGTGGTTAATTTACTCCTGTAAAGTTAAACGTGTGTCTGAATCATGATTCAAGTAGACTTCTACAAAAATGTTTTGCAGATTGATCTGTGGACTCACTTTCTGTAATACACTGGAAGTAATCGGACACTTTACTATATTGCTCGTCTCTTACTGCAGATTGTTTATCTGAGTACTTCCAGTCTGCCAGTTCGTTATATGAAACCAAATTCTTCATAAAGTATATTCGAACTACAACTATATTTATATCATGAAATCAAAATATAATCAACCCTTGTTAACAAAAATAAATGCCTACGACATTATACTCATTAAAAAAAACACCCTTAAGTTTCCTTACGAGTGCTTTCCTTCTTGCTTTTGCTTGGCGTAATGCCTGTGGGTTAAGTTTTCGTTTTCTCTCCTTCTTGGAGTGATGAATCCAATTCGGGATAGAGGTGCTCATAGTCCCTCCTATAGTGTTGCCTAACATTATCTATAAGTTTATCAGTCTTGTCAAGCTTATA